TTAAACTATTTTAAAGAAAAGTTTCTTCTGTGTAGCATTACTTAAACTTGTTCCAACCTTTACTGTATCTCCTGGATCTCCTTTATCTCCCTTAGGTCCCTGAGAGCCTGTTGCCCCCTTAGGCCCTGTTGCTCCTTGTGGCCCAGCTGCACCAGTATCTCCTTTGGGACCTTGAGTACCTTGTGCTCCAGTTGCTCCTTTTTGTGCTATTAAAGTCCAGTAAGTTGTATTTGTAGGAGTTTGACCTGTATTAGAAGTTTTACAAGCATAAGTATTACCACTATATGTAACAATATCTATATACGCTGAATTATTTACATAAGCAGTAGAATTTGACCATTCACCTAATAATCTCATTGAAACACCTTTTGCTCCTGCTGCACCAGCTGCTCCAGTTGCACCTCTCTCTCCTGTTTCGCCTTTAGGACCTTGTATTCCTTGTGGCCCTTGAGCCCCAGTTGCTCCTTTAGGTCCTGTTAATTTACCTGCTGCTAACTTTTGTTCAAATGTTTCGCCATCAGCAAAAGTAACGCACTCTGCAGATGTTAAAACATTTACCTCTTCTTCAACAGCACCTGTACTTTCATTTAATAATTGAACTCTTACTTTTCTTAACTCAGCCACTTTTCATCTTCCTTTCTTAAACTATTTTTATCCCCATATTAGGTGATACTTTTATGTTCTGATTTCCACCAATTGCACTCTGCTTCTCAGTAACTTTAAAATAAAATGTATTTTCCTTCTTTACTGATGGAATCTCTTCACAAACAATTATGTTAGATTTTTCTCCTAAAGATATTTCAATATTATTTAGTCTTTCTGTATATTTTTCCTCAATTTTTCCGCTTTCTTCTTCAAAGTATTTCTCCCACTCTTGTACACTTTTCAATGCTAAAGTTAAAGCAGAAAATTCGTTTGTACTTTCTATAGCTGCATCATCTCTTAAAGATGCTATTACATCTATATCAAATTTAATAGTCGATAATATATCCGTAGCTTCATAGATTACTAACTCTAATTTAAGCCATCCACTTTTGGCTAACATCTGTGAAGTAAGTTGCAACTCTACCAAGCCACCTTGTGCGTTAACTATAGTTAGATTATTAAATACTTTTGTTCCATCTGGTTTAACTCCATATACCCTTACTGTTTTATTTTCCAATGAAAAAGGTACTCTATTATCTAATAAATTAAATAATAAGTACCTTGCATTATCACTTTGTTTAACTTGTATTGGATTGTATAGATCTTTATTAATCTCTAAATTAATTTTTCTTAGAAACTTCATAATCCCCCTCCTACGCCACTACCGTATAATTAATAGTTAACTTTTCGTTTCTATATACTAAGGAGTTATCAGCATCTGGATTCGTTACGTTAGAATAAGCTAACATTCCCCCTACCTCTATTCTATTATTACTTACTCTAGCACCTCTACAATCTACTCGCTTAGGAACCCACATATCATTAGTACTGCCATCCCAATAATCATCTATAGTTCTTATTGATACAGATACGCTGACTTCTTTGTCTCTAAACTCTTCTGGTAAATTTACATAAGCAAAGGTTAATCCTCCAGCCGTAGGCGAACTATGTGCTGGCAAAGTAACATAACCACTATATTGAAGATGATGATATTCTCGTTTACTATTTCCAAACTTATTATAAAAACCTTCTTCTGGACTTATAACTATTTTACTACCATCAGGTAGTTCACTTTCAAATGTACCAGTTTCCATCCATATTTTTGTCATTCCATTCTTAGAAGAAAACAATCTTCCTACAATCTTATCCGCTATTATACCCTCTGCTGTAAATGCACTTGTAAAATCCCAATCCTTTCCATCTGGAGTCCTCTGTTGACTAATCTGTATACCTGCACTTCCTCCAATCATACAGCCATATGTAGGTGAATTAGGATCTAAGTCTTCCCATATAAATGCTCTTACATCTTGTAATTGTCCTATCTCTTTTTGAGCTTTCAATTTAGCTTTTGTAGCATCTAAAAATCCTTGTATTTCATTTGCTTTTACGCTACCATCACCATTTAAAATACTTTCCACTTTATTTCTAACATCACTCTGCTTATTAAAAAAATTTTCTTTAAATGCTCCCACATCTACAGACTCATATTTCCTTGTTAGTATGTTCCAGGTATATCCTACACACCTTGATGCAAAATCAATATCTAACTTCTCATGATATATTGATATTGTATCCCCTAATCCAATATTAACTAATCCTTTGACATACTTATATTTAGTAGTGTTCTCTAAAGGAGCCACTTTTGTAGTACCTGTTACAATTGGCTTATCAAGTCCACCATCATACAACTCTTTCATTCTAATTCTCATTGATTTATATAGCTCTTCAACTGTCTCAAAACCTTCACCATCACTAGAATCTTCTTTTAGCTTTAAATCGGACATTTCTACAAAATCCTCTTTAATTTCTCTGTACTTATTTATTAGTGGGCTATCTATATATTTTTCCGGAAGCATTCTTCCATTAAAGGCTACAGGATAACCTCTTGTTATTACATTATCCTCATTGTTTTCTAAACCTAGCTCTAACATATTATTGCCATAGTTTATATAAGCCCCATAATCATCACCAATATGATCATTTACAGTTATATTATAATTGTCTAAGAATATCTCGCCACCCCACCTAGAAATAAGTGTATTATCAGCATTTCCATTAATAGCAGCAACTCTATTCATTTTTACAAAATATGCTGTTGCTAATTTTTTTATATTAGATTTACCACTAAATTTAGTTCCATTAAGGATTATATCTAATGCTTCTTGACATGTTTTATTCTCAGCTCTATTATCTAAAATAAGACTTTTATTTAAATCAAAGAATATATGTCTCGCCTTTACATTTAAGCCACCTATCATATTCTTTTTAATACTATAAACGTGAAATAATTGACCATTAGAATAAGGAGTTGGTGCTTTAATAATTCCGTCATTTCTTAAAAACTTCCATCTACCTTCTTTATCACATGGATGTGATAACTCTATTTCACAAATTCCATTAAGCTTAATTTTAAATAATGCTTTATTAGGCCTTAATGTAACATTTCCATCAGATTCAAAGTCATTATTATCTGGGTTATAAAACTCTATAGACATTATAAACACCTCCAGTTTGGAATAACTGTAATATTAAAATTACCACTCCAATTAAATTTATTTTCCCCAGGCTTAAGATATAAATCTTCCCACTTACCAGTTTTTCTATTATTCTCAATAGATCCTTCTCTATAAATAAGTTCTAGATCTGTATCAATCATTATCTCTTGTCCTATATTTAATTTAATTAGATTATCATTAACATATAAATTAAGCATACCTTCACCTTTTATACGGTAAATAGGTTTAGATACATCTCCATAATTACATAATGTTGGAGGTAAGGAAATTTCATGTACACCATCTATATCATAAGTGTATGGATCACATATAAAATTTATATTGGCTTCACCTAATCCATTAAATACAGTCTTAAAATTATTAGGTACTTCAACTTTTTTGACCTTATAAAAATAACCCAAGTCAGTAGAAAACATTAATTTATTATCCTCTATCTGATTGAGCCATCTTTTAATACTTCTATATCTGTTTTTTATTATTTTCTCATCTAGAATATCTAAATTTACCGGAATAACTATATCGTCATAACCACCTAAATCTTCATACAAATCACCATCAACACCATCTATACTTATAGGATTCATACGTTTATTAGGGAAAGGAATTATAACTTCATTTAGTAACTTAATTTTAAAATCTTTATAACTATTCTTATTATTGAATACAATAAATTCCGCCATCTAATTTCCTCCCCTTGATACACTATAACTATTCTGATCCTCACTTATATTTTCTATAACCATTGGAGTTGTTACCTCTGCAATGACTTCACTATCTAATGGTACAGAAACTTTAGCTATAATATTAAAACTTGGATTATAATTTTTACTAGCACTATTAGTATTTTCTACATTAACATTATTCTCTGCGACTACTCTAGCTGTAGTTCTAGCAGTTTCATAATCTACTGTGCCTTTCATTTTAGCCAATAAATCCTTCATGTTTGCATCAATATCTTTTTCTAAATTAGGAGTCTCTATATCAATACCTACACCAATACCTTTTACTATGTTAGTACCTATCAAATCTCTCATTACACGAGAAGGTGAATGTATCCCAAAGAAATCTTTAATCCCTCCAATTATATTACTAGCAAAGCCTCCTATTTTATCCATTATCCAGCCACCCATATTAGAAATACCATTCCAGAGACCTTGTATAAGATTCTTACCAATACTAGCAGCACTATCCCAGCTCAATATATTCTTCAACCCTTGAATTGCACTTATTGCAACATTTTTTGCAGCTTGTACCAAATTCCCTACTGAACTACTTATACCATTAGTAACCCAACTTATTAAGTTCCTACCAATACTTCCTCCTGAGGTAAATATCCCTTTTATTCCATTTACAACACTTTCAGCCGTAAACTTAGCAACTGTACCTATATTAGATACCATAGATTTAATTCCATTACCAATACCAGTTATTAAATTCTTACCAATACTAGCCCAATTCATTAAGGTAAATACATTTACTATAGCCATTATTATTTGTGGAATATTAGCAACTAGTGTTGGTATAGATTGAATCAATCCTTTAATAAGCATTCCTATAATTTGAACACCTGCCATAAGTATTTGAGGTAACGCATTGTATATAGCATTTGCAAAACTATTTATTATCCTAGGCACCTCTGCAATTAACGTAGGCAAAGCACTAACTAATCCTTGTACTAAAGCTAGTATAATATCTATTGCTACATCTACTATCAAAGGTAAGTTTTCAATTATCATGTCACACATAGAAACCATTAAGTTAACTATAGTTGGTATTAAGGTAGGTAAATTCTTTGTTATACCTTTCCCTAATGTTGTCAAAGCTTGTAACCCTATCTCTAAGAGCATTGGTAATGACTCAACAATACCATTTACAAGTGAAGAAGTCACATTAATTCCCGCTTGTACCATTCCAGGTAATATGGAACTTATTAATTCCGGTATTTTATTAATAATTGATGGAAGTAATTTATCAATTAATTTTCCAATACCATTTATAGCAATTTCTATTCTTGGCAATAAATTTTCCCCTAAAGTCCCCACACTATTAACTAAATTATCTACTAGCTTATCAAAATCAGCATTATCATCGGCCATACCAGTTAATAAATTAGTCCATGCAGACTTTGTCATACTCAAACTACCTTCAATCGTAGAAGCAGCTTCCTTTGCTGTTGTTCCAGTTATGCCCATTTCATTTTGTATAACATGAATGGCTTCTATTATGTCGCTAAAATTACTAATATCGTACTTAATACCGCTAATTTTACTAGCTTCTTGGAGTAACCTCTGCATTTCTTCTTTAGTTCCTCCAAAACCTAGTTTAAGGTTATCTAACATTGTATAGTTCTGCTTAGCAAACCCTTGATAAGCATTTTGTATAAGTTCTATACTTGTACCCATTTTATTAGCATTATCAGCCATGTCCTCAACAGCCATATTACCTATTTTAGCAGCTTTTTCAGTGTCTCCACCAAGTCCTTGTAATAATGAAGCTGCAAATCCTGTAATAGTATTCATATACTCATTTGCAGACATTCCTGCTGCCTTATATGCATTATTTGCATACTCCATTACTTTATCACTACTGTTCTTAAATAATGTTTCAACCCCACCAGTCAATTGTTCATATTCAGCATATTGTTTTACCGACAAACCGGCCAAAGTCGCTACTGCAGTTGTAGCAGCAGCAACCATCCCAGCTACTGCTGTTGCACTAGTTTTAGCCATACTACCAATTTTGCTACTAAGACTTTTTATATCTTTTTCTGCACCTGAATTATCAACCGTAGTATCAATAATTATTTTCCCATCAGCCAAGTTGTTCACCTACTTTCTTTATAAAATAAAAAAAGCAGGCATTGGCTCACTACTCTATGGTGTGGCTCTAAGCTCTGTCTTTTGGATCTTCTAATTTAATTATCTTTTTGCATCTAGGGCATTTAATTTCACCTTTAACAAAATCAGCTTTTAAGAGTAGCTGATTGCAATTTGCACATCTTATATCTTTAATTCTCATCACCTCATTATCTATAAAAGCACTAATCTTAATTTAAGATAATTAGAATATTTACAACACTTTACTTAAATCCTCGCCACTTAATAAAGCTATAGTTATATCATCAAGTTTATTCTGCTCATCCTTAGAAATTGGTATTTCATATAACTTCTGCATCCGCCTATAATAAGCCTTTTGTTCTTTATCCTTAACTTTAGATAAATCCATGCTTCTATATCCCATAATCTTAACTATCATATTATCATCTTTAAGAGCCTTAAACATAGCCTTAAACTTCCACCAATGCAAATACTCTATATCTTGTAAATCGATATTATACTGGTCTAAAAACGCAGAATATATATAATCATCATCATATTCAAAGCTGTAAATTTGAGTAACACCCTTACTTTTACCATTTCCTTTTGATGAAGATACATCCTTACCACATCTATAAAACCACAGCATTTGTTCTATAGCTTTTTTAATATTTTCAGGTATATCTGGATAATAAAGTTGTAATGCCATAAGAATTTTATCATCTTCCTCTATAGTTCCATCTTGCATTAATAATTCAAATAAAATAGAAGTACGAAAATCACTATTAATCTCGTACTCCTTATTATCAATGTTAACTGTAGTTGGAACTAAATCGACCAAAATATTCATTATTTCTTACTTCTTCTAGTAGCTCTATTAGGGGAGTATTTATTCATTAGCCTGTCAAGTTCTTTCTTTTGCTCATTCATTTTTAGAACAAATTCCTCTAAAGCCTTTATACAAACCATCAGATTAACTTTATTTCCAAAAACTTTTTTATCTGTTCCTTCTCCAAACATAGTATTGAATACTTCGAATATAGCTGTACATAATGTTCTTATACCTTCAACGTTATTCATCCCTTGAACTTCTTCTTTTACAAGTTGTAAATTATTCAACACTTCATCAAACTTTTTAGCAACTTCAAGATCATATATATCTAAATCCTCTAATTCAACTCCGTTAATTATCATTTAACGTTCCTCCATTTCTATTTTATAGTCCAGCTACTTCCTAATGTAGCAGTCTTTAAAGCTCCATTATCTTTAAATGTAAATTTATCTAAATCAAAAGGAACTCCTTTAAATTTATCTTCACTATCATTGAACGTTATTCCTGGCACAGATATTTCAGTTATTGAACCAGTATTGGTATAACTTACATCAACGACCTTCTTAGTAAATCCTTCTTCAAATGTCTTTGTAGAAGTATCAAAAGTTCCTTCAATTGGATCACTTTGTCCTAAAAAAGTACCTGAAATTCCTAATTCCCCATCATTATCATCAAAGCTGTCTACAGCAATCGCAACTTTAAATTTTCTAGCTCTAAATTTATTTTCTTCAGATGCTTTCTTATCTAAATCTACTATTATATACTCTGTTTCTGTATCAGCACCAGTTAATAGCATCTCTCCAATATTTCTTATATACCCAATTGCTTTATCAGAAGCTATTTGATCTGTATTAAATGATGTTGACCACTCATAACCTGTAATACTTTGAGTAGCACTTACTTGATTTATATATCTTTTATTAGCAGTTTGAGCACTAGGACTTTCATTAAGTTCTGTAAAACCAGTTCCTAAAAGTTCAAATATATCATTCACTTTTAAATAATTAGCTTGTATACTTCTCTTTCTAATTCCCATTCTATCTTCCTCCTTTTTGAAAGTAAGTAATTCTCATTTGAATTTGATATCTAGCTTTATCAACATCTGTTTGAAATGCATAACCAGTAGTTAAACACTCTATTGTTCTACACTCTTTATCATTTAAATCCGGTAAATTGCCTTTTATATTTTCTTCTTCTATCCAATTTGCAAAATCCTCGTAAAATCCACTATTGGAAATATTATTTAATACATCTGGACCATATGACTCCCTACTAGCAAATATAAATTCAAACTGTCTTATGCTAGATCCATCTACATATTTTTTTATTATTGGATTACATGGAGTTTCTTCAATACTGTACATAGTTGATTCCTCACCAAGATAATCAACATTTACTTTTACTGCTCCATTAAATTCCTGTAGATAAGGGCATGTTCTTATAAATTTTCTAATACTATCTATAATCACTTAGCTCTACCTCCTACAAAATCAGCTATTGTTTTAACTACACTATTCCCTTTATCTGCCCAAGCTCTTTTATCCCATCTCTTACCTCTTAAGCCTCCAAAGCTAGTACCCTGTTTACCATTTCCAGCATTCTTATAAAATTGTTCAGCTGCATATGGAGCGTTATACTCAATATTAGTAGGATTAACTTGAACCATCATATCCTTCAATCTACCAGTTAAGAAAGGTGTATAAGGATTCATAATTTTGTAGCATTCCTTAGTAAATCTAACTTGAGCTTTTCCATTCTTATTAAGATACCTCTTAAGTAATATCTTTTCTGTTTTATCCATTTCAATTCTTACAGTTGTAGCCATTACTTACACTCAACCTCCCAATGACCTGACCATTCCTGAACACCAAGAATATTAACAACATCATCAAAATTATTTTCCAAGTCAGTTATTGAGTTAGGTCTAATACCTGTAATCTCAAAATCACATTCACCTTTTACAATTATGTCATTAACACCAAAAGTAAAATAATTAAGTCTTTCTTCATTGGTTAACTTAGCAAACCTTTTAGGGCTAACATACCCTGGTATTTTATCAATAAAAATAAGAATGCTATCATCACGATTTAATCCTTTATCGCCAACAGTAGCATTCCTTTTACCTTGCCAATTAACTTCCCTTATAACAACTCTTTGATACCTATCAACATCATTTTCTTTATCATAATACTTATTATAAAGAGTGATATCAGCATTCTTAAATAATACCCCCATAATATCACCCCATTAACTTAACAAATGGAGCTGGTAATAAGTCTTTAATATCATCAGTTACGGTCCATTTTCCTTCATCAGAGAAAGTCATGCTTTGACCACCCTCACTAAATGATTTCACTCCTAGCATTACTTTATAACTCTCAGCTTTTTCAACTAATACCTGAACAGCTATTCCATAATTGGATAAAACATATTCTTTAGTCCACTTAGAATCACCAGTAACATTTAAATAACCCTTAATTTTTTCTATTGCAATATCCTCATTAGAGTACATTTAACCCCTCCTTAATAGAAAGTAAAAGAGAGTAACTAAGTACTCTCTCTCTATGCTTCATTCATAAATCCTTTTGCTTTTAAATCTGCAATTAAATTATTAAATGCTGTTACTACTACTGCAACTTCAGCCCCACCATCTAACGCATCTACTTTATTTAATTTATTAATTGCTGCATCTGCTCCTTTGGGACCAGCTGGTCCCGGATCCCCTTTTTCGCCTTTTTGTCCAGCTGCTCCTGCAGGTCCGGTTTCTCCTCTTTCTCCTTTTGGTCCAATAGGTCCAGGAGTAAGTTCTATGTTTGCAATCCCTTCTTCTATATGATCTAATTTTGCTTTTGTTATTGTTTCACCATCAACCCATGTTTGCTTTTCATATGCTGCCATCCTTCATTACTCCTTTCCTACTTTTGCCTTACCAACTTTGGCTTTTCCTACCCTAGATGTCTCTAGGGCTTGATTAGGGTAAATTTATGGTTCCTATTCCTAATTCTTCTCCATGAGGTAATGTTGGTAATGCAGTAGCAACAGCTTTAGTAAATTCTCCAACGGGATCTATAGATGTATAAGTTCCAACGAAAATCTTATTATCTAACATAGAAGCTTCTTCCATCTTTCCATCACCAATAAGTTTAACTTCTTCAGCTGTTAAACCATAAATAGTCTCCCCTAATGTTTCATCTCCAAACATAGATATTACATTTTCAGGGAAATATCTAGCAGTAGTATATCCTTTAGTAGTTTCTTTCTTGTATTTTCCTTCATAAACCACTATTTGAGGTAAATCTAATTGAGCTAATAGCTCATTTAATGCAGCTAAAGTAACAATCTTGTCTGAGTTAACTCCATAAATAGCTTTTCTTACACTTGCACAATTGCAAATAGTTTTAACAACTTTTCTAGAAGTTAATGCTCTTGTTGGTCTTGAACCACTTTCATTTTCAACTGCATCAGCTAATGTTGCTAAATCATCTAGTGGAGTATCACTTTCAGGTGCTTGCCATGTAAATGCCTTTTTGTTTCCATTTGGAACTTTATAATCCATAGTTACTTTAATCTTATTTTCATTAATAGCAATTTTACCTGTAGATAATAACTCCATTCTCATAGCTTCAAGTCTAACTTTAACGCTATCTGTCATTTTTTCAGCATCATTATAAAGTAAAGATAAAACAAAGGCTAATTCTGAATCTGTTCTTGGATTATTTATCTTAATGATTTCTTTTTCTGCAATTTTAATCTTTCTCTTAATAAGAGCTAAGCTTGCAACACCTTTTTCAATTGCTTCTCTTGATGCTAATTGAGTTTCTGCATCAAAAGCATGAACTTCTGCGCTTACGGGAAGTCCCCCTGTTCCTAAGATCATGTCAAGCTCAATATCTTGAATCTTTCTTTCAGGGAAAAGTGATTCCCCTAACATTGGAGTAACTTTTCTTTCTTTAAAATAATTAACTAATTCATTTGTGTTAAAAACTTCTTCTAATCTTGGCATTTATTATTCACCTTCCTATCTAAATTTTATATTTGGCACTTTTGCTTTAGCAGCAGTTTTAGCATCTTCTTCAAAACCATCAAATACTCTATCTTCTCTCAAGTAACCTTCAACTATTATTGAAGCTGGAGCATCTCCGTTTGTTACATCTACTGTTTTATAAAGAATCCCTATTGGATTACCTTCAAAGCTTGTTCCACTTGGTTTTACAACTGCACCTGCAGCATCAATAAAAGAACCAGCTTTTACATACTTTCTTCCATTCTCATCAGCTTGAGTAACATTTGAAGCTAATACAGTTCCTGAAAAAGTAACTAAATTCTTTTCAGTAACTAAAATCTCCATATCATTTTCATAATTTGATCTTTTAAAATACATAAAATTTCCTCCTTATTTATCACCCCAAGGATTACTTGGAGCACTTGATCTTGAATTGTTTTGAGCTGCAATAGAAGCCCCAATACTAATTGGTTTTCCATCTGATCCATTACCAGGTACATAACTAGACTGTTTCATTTTTTCAGTAACTATTGCCTCAAGTCCTTTTGACCAATCTTCAGCTATAGAGTCTATGACTTCCTTAGTCTTATCAAAATCTTCACCTAAGCACTTCTCAACTACACTAGCTGGCAGCTTCTTATCCTTTGCATATTTCATAGCTTCAGCTAAAAGGTCTTTTCTTGCATTAGCTGCTTTTTCATCAGCTAGTTGTTTCTCTAAATCAGCTAACTTCTTAGCCATAGGATCAGTAACTAAATCTGGATACTTTTCCTTAATAAAAGGTTCAAGCTCCTTCTCTAAATTATTCTCCTTCCAAGTCTTTAAAGCTTTATTGTGATATTTATCATTTTCACTCTCCATATAAGCTTTAAAGTCTTTATCATTTTTCATTTTTTCCTTAAAGGCCTCTAAGGTAAGTCCACTTTCTTTTAGTGACTTAGCTAAATCACTATCTTTTACTAATTCATCAATATCTTGATCATCAGTAGCTTTTTCAATTAGTTTTAATAAATCTTTCTTTAACATATATCCTCCTTATCCCACAAACCTCTCTATGAGCCTTGTGACACAAAATTATTTAACTTAGTCAGTATTTATATCCCCTTGTACAAGAAAGCTTCCACAAGACGATTACAGGCATAATAAAAAGCCTTAGTTTCCTAAGACTTAATTATCTTTCAACTTTGTAGTTTTCCCATTTCTTATAGGCATCTACATACATTTCCTTTTTATCGCCATTGTATGTACACTCATAATACATTCCATCAAATAGAATAGTACTAAGTAAGGCTTTATTATTTTGAAGTGTTTTGCAACTCCATACCATAAATACATCATCTGTAGTAATTTCCTTCTTATCTGTCTTATCTAAATGTTTATTAGTATAATTACATACCTCTTGTTTACACCATTCTAAAAATTCTTTTTCATTCATCGTTTACGTTTCCTCCTTAATTTTAGGCATAATAAAAGCACCTACCATTTAACTTAGTAAGTGCTTTTATAAAACCTTTTTTAATACTTCTTTATACAATTCTCTTAATGTCACATCTTTAAGCTCTAAATCTAATTCATCATCTTTATAATCTAAAGGTCCAACATCAGGTAAACATTCTTCTTTGTCTATGTTTTTATAAACCTTTTTTAAATCTAATATCTCAATACTAGCTAAATCATCAGTTTCTCCTACATAATGAAGAAGAACCTCATAATCTGGTGTTTCATATCCATCAGTAGTTATATTGTTACAATCATTTATAAAACAACATTTAGATATAATTTCATCATTTATTTCATTTAAACTCAATGATTTTACTACTTTCGCCATAACAACACCTTCTTTTTTATATTATTATTTAAATACCTTTTATTAGGGTAATATGCTGTAATTATATCACTATTAACTATCACTATCAAATCTTTTCCTTTTATATTTTTAATATATACATTTTTACCAAATGATAGTCTTATCTCATCTGGATTTTTTAAACTTTCTACTATTTCATCTATATTAGATGGGTTTAAAAATTCCTTATGGTCCTCTAAGATATGCCAGTATTGATCTATACTTTTTCTACTTTTATTTATAACTTCTATAGGTGTTACTATTTCTTTTTTTATAGCTTTTTTCCAATACTTCATTCCATTTTTAGCTTCGTTTTCATCCAAAATACCTGAATTAATTTGTGATCTTAATATCCCCCAATTACTTTTCTTAGCAAACAATTGTAAACTTATCACTAAATGTTTTTCATCATCTTCCTGGACATAAAAGCATTGACAATTTGGATGCCTAGGTAAACTCGGCCTATTAGAATCATCAACATTAAATACCTTATTATGATCACTCATACATTTATCACAAGTATTACACAAACAAGCATTATACCTAACTTTTTTAATTCCATATTCCTTGAAATAATTTTCTGTAACTTTACTTTCTATTCTAGCTATCTCTGTGTCAACTAATCTTTTCACATTATACTTATTAACATCAAATTGTTTTTCAATATGAGACTTAATTTGATTTGCATTTATTTTACCATTGAGAAAATCCTTAATCTCCTTATGAAGCATTTTGGAAATATCATTACCATTATTCCAAACTCTATCTGAGAATTTTAACCCTCTATAGTGTTCATTAACTAACTTTTCAATAAACCTTTTATTATCCTTTAATCCATAATATTTAAGATTCTTCTCTGCTGCATCAATTAATATATTATTAATGGTTTCAGTAGAGTTCTTAATCTCAGCACCAAACATGCTTAAAATCAATTTGGATAGTTTATTGTAACAACTATCTTTTTCTTTTTTATTTAGACTCAACACATTATCAATAATAGTGTAAGTAAGCAAAATCATAGCTATCTCTTTTAAAATATCTTCCTTATTTTCTTCCTGCTCCCTGTATACTTCCTTTAAATCTTCTTCAGATGACTTATAAATATCTTCTAAAAATTTCTCTCTATCCATTATTTATCACCATGTTCTAAATCAGGAATACTTTTCATTTCTTCTTGATTTTCTTCATCAACCTTTTTTCCTTCAGCAACCTTATTATTTACAAAACTCAACAAACCTCTTCCAGTATCTTTTGAAACAACTCCTTCTGGTAATTGAGCTAACATTTGAGCTGTTGCCAAATCATCACTAGGTATATTAGGAGTATATAAGAACTTAACATCTTTATAATCAAATTTCTTATTCTTTTTGATATCTAAATACTTAAATAGAAATCTAATTCTATTTTTAACCATGTTTTTATGCGCTTTTATTTCAAGTGAACACTTATTTTCCAATACGATTAATCTAGATCTTAAAGCTATACCACTCAAATTACTTTGCAGTTTCTCATTATGATTAATATGACATGCGAGTTGATACATTACATCCTCATATCTATCTAACGTATTTTGAATAAATGTATCATTAACATTTTTAATCAACCATGCTGCATCGCTATTTTTATTTTTTAATTGAATTATTCCCAATTTCTTCATTTCAGGAATTTTTTCTGGCTCAACTGATGCATTTTTGAATAGTAAATAAGCATTTCTAAAGTCACTTATTTCATTACCAATATCAGAAAGATTAGTTTCAAAAGCATCTTGAAGTCCTTTTAAATCTTTATAAAGGCTATCATCAACACCTTCTTCTGTTAAATCTCCAATAGTAACTGGCACTTCTCCAAAAATATTTTCAGTAGGCTGTGATATTTCATTAAATTTACTATCAAAGTGATATATCTTATCAGATGTATAAACATCTATATAAGAAATTGTATTTTCAAAATCATTTTTAAAAGCATGAATAAAAAATAGAACTTTTCCTGATACACTATCAAAATAAGCATAGCCATCAGTTGGTTTTATAATCTTACTACAAAAATCCGCATTATCATCTATGTAATATATTTCATAAACCTTTGTGAAAATCAGTAAATATTTCATTAAATCAGAGTCATGTAATTCATTCCAAGGAGCTGTATAGTATTCAATATTCTCAACAATTTCATCATTATCACTTCTAGACTCATAAGTAATATCATTTCCAACTGTATAGGCAACTTCTTCTCTTATAAACTTTTTAATATAATTGGTATTTATCTTAAGATTAGACCTTTCAGTAACAAATAAATACTTCCTTATAGCATCTGTATCCCCCCTATAATAGCGATACATCTTCAAGTAAATATTTCTAAAAACACGATATGATCCATACGCTTTCTTTACTAATTTAAGATGTTCTGGATTACTTAAATCTAATCCTATTTCTTTCTTAAATAACTTTTTTATTAATTCACTTATTTTCAACCTTCACACCTCCTACAAACCAAATAATCTTCTATCCAATAATTGAATTTGTATACTTCCTTCAATAGTATCTATCTTCAACCAAAATTCAGCAGATACGTCAGCAGCATCATCATGTACTGTGAATTTTTGTCCAGCAAACTCCATAAGTTGATTTGTAAATTCTTCATCTTCTTCAGCAAAAATAAAAGTACCATTATTTACGTATGGTACTATCGTTGAAATCTTATCATCCTTATTTTTTCTTTGCATTTCATTAATTATAGTTATATCTCTAAACTTCAGAATCGGATGCTCCTTAATTGCTTTTTCTAACTGGTTTGCATCAGCACCATTAAAGGTGTTCTTTTCAATATTTACATGAGTAATATCTTCATACTCAAGCAAATAATCAACCATCTTCTGAATATATTTATCAAACTCTTTCCTAGCATTTATTTTTTCTAACTTCGCTTTTCTAGCATACTTATTACCATTACTAGATTCAGAACCAACTAAAAATGCACAATAGTCATTGTTTGCACCACCACTTGCAGCAGGATCCACACAAAGCATAGTTTTAATAAAGTCATGAGTTTCTATAGTTTCTCTCGGTTCAGTACTCAACCTCTTAAAGTATTTTTCACCTATGGAATCGACATCCCCTTGAACCTCTTGTTTAAAACTATTTGGATTTTCATAGTAATCTAACGCAAGTTCTAAGCAATCCCAAAATTCACTCCATAGAGTTTTAAATTGCATTTCCTTTTCATGCTCATAATAAAACTCTTTAGCATCTTTAAGTCTATCTTCATTTTTAAAGTTAAAAAGTATATCTCTAAATTCTTTCCATAGTCCAGTTGAAAAATAATGATCCAATCCATTAACTTTTTCACCCTTTTCATTGATAAAATCATCTATAAATACACCTTTATATTTCTTAAATTTCCAAGTTGCCGATTTCAATAGCCTACTATAGAAACATTCTTTATGTTGCTGGGTTCCCCAAGCCATAAGAACGGTACCTTTTTTAACAATCTTACCATTTCTTTTAACTGGTCTTTGCTTTGCAAACTTAACGTCATCTGAGTATCTTTTCCACTTTTTTTGTCTAGCTTCTTCTGTTCTAACATCATCTTCAGATTGATAATCATCAAGAATTATTAAATCAGGTCTAGTATTTCTATATTTTCTACCTCTCATTGGTGAAGTAGAAGAAATTGCTTCAACAAATGTTCTATTAGTAAACTCTAACTGTGTAGCATTACACTTATAATCCTTATTTGCATCATCAAGTAATTTTCCAAATGCATCTTCAATATATTTATTTTCAATAACATTATCTTTTATATCCTTAATAAACTTTTCAGCAGTAGATCCTATATCAGAACAAATCAAAACATAAGTTTTATGCTTATAGGCCATACTCCAAATACTAGGTCCCAAAGTACCAAATGCACTTTTTCCAGTACCTCTTGAAACTACTCTGCCTAATTGTTCTGGTCCATCACCAATAATAGAATCCTGGATATCCCTCCAAAGTTCATGATGTACTTCAGCTAGTGGAGCTGCAGTATTATCTTCCTTTGGTAAATATATATCCTGTAAAAAATACAAACAAAAAAACTCTAGAGAAATCTGTCCTAGTTGCCATGCTAATCCATGGTACCCAAACAAATTCTTAGAGTTTTCAAGTATACGATTTTCTGTTAATTCCTCAGCCTTAGCTTCTGGAATACCTATATCAGTATAGGATTTTTTCAAATAGTGATAAAGCAACCATTTGTTTCTTGCTTCATCACTTGGGAACTCAAATGGTATATTCAAGCTTTATCACCTCTAACTTATAATAATTCGAACTCTAATTTATAATTATATAATGATATTCTAGACTGATAAACTTCTATATTTTTCTTCTTTGCAATTTCGATTAACTTAACTTTAATATTAGGGTCCTCATTCTCATCTATATTACACCCTAGAAAAATAGCTTTAGGTTTAGGGACATCTATTAATACATATGGTTCATTAGACTTAATAGACTCAACTATTCTCCATTCTCCCTCATAATTCCATTTGGTAGATTTTCTAAACATAGCTCTACAGCTTATATCAGATAAACTCTCTTCAATAATCTTGTCATTGTACTCTACAGGAATCAATACCCCTATTTTATCAAATAATTCATTTATATCATATCTTATACAAAATCCCTTATGGCTGTCTGCGTAATGACTCCACATCAAAATTTCATTATAATTATCAGCAAAACAACCTACTTTAAATACATCTTTACTTTCCTTAGTGAGCTTTCGTATATTCTCATTAATATCCTTATCTTCATAAAGCCCCTTTAATTCCATACTAATAGATATAAACTCAAAAGGATCATTAAATTTTCTTGGTATAGACAAAGCAAATTTATCATTAGTTAAATTTTCTAAATCTTCTTTTGTGCCTCTTCTATATTTATAAAGATTACCATCGGTTATTTTCTCTATTATTTTTAATAATTTTCCTTTTGTAAGTAAGTTTGTATTTGTTAATAGTAATTTATTTAATTCGCATCTTAACTTCTCCTTCATTATAAACACCCCTTTCTTATAAAATACATTATTCTACAAGAGAGTTTATTTTCCTTCTTTATCCAGTTTCAATAATTGCACCATGTGAATTTCTTTTATACCGTCTAGCTTTCATGCAATTATTCACTCCTTCATATTCATCATAATAGAACTTCATCAATTCACAATTATGATCTTTATTACATTTATTTTGAGGAGGACAACAACATTCTAATTTTCCATCTCTCCAAAAAGTAAATAGTTTTATATTCTTCATTGTCATACCTCCTTAAAATAATCTAGTGCCCCATATTTCCTACATAAATCCCTCAAGTATAAACTTAAGGCTTCGGATTAAAACAGAGCACTCGGTAGTTGAGTTCTTTAACAAAAGAAAGGATACCAGCCTAAGAAAAAGTTGGTGTTGGGAATAGGATTTGAACCTATAGTTTTCAAGCCTTGTTGATGGTGCACCCTTGACACGTTTACCAATTTCATCATCCCAACATATATAAAAAGAACCCTCAATTATGAGAGTTCTCTTAAATCAAATCTAACTAAGAAGTCATTTGGATAAACTTCCTCTAACCTAATTTTTTTATATTTGTAATCTTTTAATTCATCAGTAATCTCTTCAAAATCTTTTTCAAATTGATTACTAAACCTTAACTCTAACCACTCATTATTTTTCTTCTGAGCTTCCATTATACATTTAATTACATACGCTAACATAATCATTTTCCTTTATTTAAATAAATCAAATATACTAAAAGTTGTCTTTTTATATACTTTATTATAAGCAGCTTTCTTTGGATCCTTTAACCATCCTGTACCTTTCTTTCCATAGCCAGGTATCACAGCTTTCTTAACTGCTCTTTTTGCTTTACCAGTAGTCCTTGCTTTTATACTTTTCTTTAGTGAAGGTTTCCTCATACCTATTTTCATAACAAACACCCTCTTAAAATCTGTATTAGCCTTGTACAGCCTCTTTATTTTTAACTAATAACTTATTAGTCTATATAAATTCTAACACCTTCACAAGCCTAATACACTATTTATTTTCATATTGCTTAATTAACTTATAGAAAGATGTCTTTTTCATACTGGTTAATTCCATAGCTTTTACAGCTGTAATTTTTCCATCCTTCAATTTCGTATAAACCTCTTCCCAATTATCAGGATAAGATATTGTTGGCCTTCCAAATTTTTTACCTTTGGATTTAGCTGCTGCAATTCCCTCAGCCTGTCTTTGTTTTATCTTAAGTCTTTCTTTCTCAGCCATATAACTAAGTAACTCAAATACTATATTAGATATTAAAGTTCTTTCTAAATCAGATTTCCCAACAGTATTAAGTATCGGAGTATCTATAACAACTATGCTTATTCCTTTTCTTTCAAGAGACTGCCATTCTTCCTTAATCATAGTCATATCTCTACCAAGTCTATCGAGTTCTTTAATTATTAATGTATCACCAGAACGTAATAAACTATTCTTTAATGTTTGATAACCTTCTCTATTAAAGTCTTTACCAGATTGTTTATCAGTTATTATATCTCTTTCTTGAATTTCAATATTGTTATCTTCACAATATTTAAGAACACTTTCTCTTTGTCTATCAAGATTCTGGTCTTTAGTAGAAACTCGTAAATAAGCAAAAGTTTTATTCATCACAAACACCTCGGTTTTTCAAAAGTATTATAGAAATTGTGGAACTGGTCAACGGGGTAATCGAGCATATCCATTTTAGAAGGTACCCCTACAGCTCTTATCTATAAATACATTATAACCCTATCGTTCGTAAAAGTAAATATATTTTAACAAACGTTTGTAAAGTATTTTTAATACTTATTTGAACTAAATTTTAGTAATGTTATATTGGTTTGTAATACTCTACCATTACGAACTACTTAACAACAGTCAAGTTCTTAATATCTTCAAGCTCCTTCTTTAATTGGTTACTATCTTTATTCTTATCACTATCACCATGATCAATATTATCTTCTTTGGCAGCAGTTGGAACACCAAGAGATCTGTCTAATAGATACTTAATAGCGTTATATTTAACACGTTGATCAGTACTTTCTTTAGCTAATTTAAGCATTTCATCAGCCAAAAAGTTAACCTTACTAGTAATTTTATCATTTGCAGACTTTCTAAGGTGTGCTCTACGTGTTTCTAGCTCAGCCTTAACCTCTGGTTTATCTAAAATCTTATATAACCATGAACGAGCTATGTTTAATTCTTTAGCTATCTTAGTCTTTTCATAGCCTTCAAGTACCATATCTATTATTTTACTTTGTAGTTCTGTTATTTCTGGCATAGATAAACCTCCTTATACAAAATAAGAGACACCTATTTAAGATGCCTCTGTCTTTGATATTTTTCTATATTACTATTATATCACTATTATTTAACTGTTTTAATATAATACTATATCAATACTGTATTACTTTTGTATCATATTTATCCTATTCTAGTGAATCATCACGTATAAGCATTGGAATAAGCTTATTTATGATGTTAGTTCTTCTATATCCCTTTACAATATCTTCTGATATATTTAATTCAGCTGCTATTATTTTATATTTAATCTTATCAAAGTATCTTTTTTCGATTAAATATCTTTCTTCTTTCAATAAACTTTCTAATGCTGCATCTATGTTTTCAATACCTATTTCTTTAAGTCTTATTTTAGATTTAAGCCTTTTGATCTTCTCTGCTCTCTTAATAACTTCATTCTCTACATCAGAATTAAATTTATTAGTTGAACCTGTCTTCTCTTCATATCCTATAGCTCCAGTTCCTCTATAATCATTTTCTAATATTTCTAAATCTCTTTTTAATATTTTTATCTCAGCAACTGTGTTTTTATAGTTATAAAGCATTGCTTCTACTCTTTTAAATTTATCATTTGTACTCATAAAATCCTCCTTAATCATTGGTATTACTAGGTTTATGTCATATTAATACTGTCTTACTTCAATCTAAGACACTTTTCCTTAATCTAAGACACTAACTTTGAGAGTATTACTTGCTTAGGTGGTATTTTTGATGTTAAAAAGTGTCTTAGATTAATATATATTTTCTTTATATAATATATATATTTATTTTGAAAAGTAGTGATTTTATAATAAAGAAGTTGATTTAAAGTAAGACATCTAAGACACTTCGGTTGTAACTGTTGATATTCCTGGGATAGCAGGTGCCTTACTTGTGTCTTAGATTGTCTTTTATTGTCTTAGATTATTGGTTTATATACTATTGTTGAAAAGTTTCCAGCTAACTCTCCTATACTTCCATCTCCATTAATATCAAAAGGAATAACTTCTCTTTCTCCATTTTCGTACTCAACAAGTGCAAAGCAAACTATTGGAAGAGTGAAGTTTTCTTCATCTTCATACTCTGCATACAGTTCTTTATTGTTTGGAATGATTTGTATTATCTTATACTCCATCACCTATTCCTCCTTAATAAATATATAAGGTTTTTTTCCATTAATTCTTACTTGTTTTGTTTTATAACCATGTTTACAAAGCTCTCTTGTAAATGAAACCTTGGACAAAGGTTTTAAACCATTTTCACTACAATATGTTTGGTATTGAAGATATACATCTTTAGTTGATTCATTTTCAATTTTTCCTTCCTCTAAAAATCCTAGTATTGGATTATTACGTTTTTCGTAATCTTCCCAAGCATCATTAACTGATTTAGGTGTTGTAAATTCCCTATTATATAAAATTCTATCTAATCCTTCTAATGCTATTTTTAATAAATATTCTAATGACTCTGATGATAAAAGCTTGTCTACTATAAATGGATCATAATCAGGATCTGATTTACTGAACTTAGCATTGAACGGGATGAATATGATACGACGTTTAAGTCCATCGCTCAGATCATTGATTCTAGGAATTTCATTACATGAGAAAATTAGTTTTGAATAGTTCTCAAAATCAAAAGGATCTTTCCCCTTTCTTTCTACATTAACTGTTTCTCCAGTAACTAATTTTTTAAAGGTACTATTATCTTCAATATAACCATTGCTAATATCATCACCTATATTGGCCAACTTACCTTCTAATTGGAATGTACGGAAACGATCATTCAATTCATTCAGAGCCACACTTGAAATATTCTCTTTACCAATGAGTCTTTTGATTACATCCAGTAAAGTAGATTTACCATTAGCACCTGAACCAGTTAAAATAAAGCATTTCCCAAGCTCATTCCTTCTAAATAATATATAACCAATCATTTCTTCTATAAGCATTCTAAGTTGTTTATCATCACATGATATTTTATTTAATGTCTTGTCCATAATTTCTGAATACGCAGTTGGATTATAATTAATTGGCACCTTATTTTTAATCTTATAATCAGAACTAAATTCTAATAACTGTTTTGTTTCCAAGTTTAATACTCCATTGTTTAAAGATATCAATGTTGGAGTTTCCATTCTTACTTCTTCAGATTTAAGTTCTAGGTACCTCATTACTTCCAATCTTGGAGTCCTTGTTGAATTAACAATGTACTGAAGCATAATTCTTTCAATCTCATCTGTTTCAGATGTATAATAACCTTGCTTATATACATGAAGATTATCATTTATTTTTACAACATTATGTTCTCTGATTAAATAAGTAGCTAGTTTTTCATACTGTAGCTTTCCTTTAATGTAAAAAGACTCCTTAAGAAAGGCCTTATCTCTTAATATAACTTCTAATTCTTTATCACTAACTGGTTCCTTAAGTATAAATTGATTAATTACTTTTATTACTTCTCTTATCTCATTCTTAGTAAGTGATTGCTGCTGAAGAGTTAAAATATAAGCGAATAACGTATCATTTCTTCCGTCACCTTCCTGGAGTTTAGAGAAATCTGTAGAAAATCTTTTACTCAATGGAATTAACCATACAGGAAGCTTGTCTAGTGAATCAGTTGAATAAATAACTTTACGAGTCTTACCATTTAATCTTATCGGAGTTACTACATTTTGATGTGGATACTTAGTTTCTGTTTTTATTCCTAATGGAGTGTAATAATGCTGCTTATTTGACTTAATATTAGTGTTAGCAAAGTGAAAATGCATACCACTCGATGTTTGGATAATTATACAGTTAGTATTTAGTTTTTCAATTATTTTCTTTACTTTAAGAGCTTTATCCATATCATCAATATCTACCATAATAGTTCCTAGCTTAAGTGTAGCTCCATAATCCTTTTGGGTTTTTATTTCTTCGTATGGAATTGAATTTTCTTCTGATACAGACTGAACATTTGGTTTTTTAGTTCCAGTAATTAAAGGATAATAATGTTCAAATATTAAGTCATATACCTTTTTATCATTAGTTTTTTTCATGATTTACCTCCTTATTCTTTAATTACTATTTTATCACTTTTATAGTATAATTAGGATTATAAAAGTGAGGTGATTTTAAATGCGTTTAGATAATGATTGTATTAGAGACATAATGTTATATATTGAAGACAATACTCATACAATTAAAGATCAAGTTAATGTTCGAAGTATGATTAAAGAATTAAACTATGATAGAGAGACTGTTTATTATCATCTAGAAAAAATGGTTCAAGCTAACTTTATTAAAAGTCTTAACGGTAAAAATGATCATTATGTTTCTTCGTTAACCTGGGAAGGGCATCAGTATTTGGATAACATTCGTGAAGATCATATTTGGAAAGCTGTAAAAGAAAAAGCTAATACAGTTGGATCTGTTTCTTTACAAGTAATGATTCCATTAGCAACAGCCATGATTAAACAGAAATTAGGTTTTAGTTAAAGGGAGAGTTTGTCTCCCTTTCTTAGAATTACGAATAAAAAATACCGCATATTCTTTTTTGAATAATACGGTATTATAGTTAATTTAATATTTAATTAATCTTTGTATATTTATGCCACTTATGAGGTAAAATATAAAATAAAGCTAAAAGAAAAACTAAAGTAAAAATATCCAATATAAATTTTAATGTGAAATTTCTCAATGGGATATAATGAAATCCAATAATAGATATAAAAACAACTAATCCACTATATATTCCTCTATATATATTGGGTTCGGGTTTATAAATAGAGTTACATTCTTGACACTTTAAATATCCCTTAAAACTTAATAAACTTTTTAATCTCTCCTTAAATGTGAACTCATGATTACATTCAATACAACTTTTCATAATCCCCCTCCTAAATATGAACAATTATATACAATTACGAATTAATTATAACATATTTTGTAAACACCGTACTATTCAATTTTCAAAGACCATTTATGTCGTACTTTCTTGCAATTACGACTTACCAATTACCAAACCACACTATGAAAAGTGTCATAATTGAATTTGCTATAAATATTAAAATACTTAATATTATTGCTATTAATGAGATTACAATAAATCCCGTAGCAATATTAGTTATTAAACTGCTCTTAAAATTATTAAAGAATAATGCTGCTATAGATACTAGAAATATTAAACATGATATTGCTAACAACAATTCTATAAAATGCATAATTCTATTCCTCCAATTCCTTAAATATAAAACCTCGTTGCTCTAATTTCTTGTAATGCTTATACTGATCCATACAAATAACTTTAATTGGAATATTAAGCATATCTAAACAATTCAATTTAGTTTGTATTGAATCATGAAACTCTTCTATTGCATTATCTACATCATTCTTCAATACAGCTCTTTGAAATTCATCATCTTCCTCCTTACATTTATTAAGTTCATGAAACAGTGTAGGTTGTCCAATTTTATATTTCTTAAAGTCTATTGGATTCAATGTAATTGAATTTTTGTATACTTTATTAATTGATTTAAAGAAATTTATGTATAAAGCTATAGCTAACAAATATACACCAATAATTAATACAACCATCATTTCACTACCACCTCCTTAATAAACGCTCTAAGCTCTTTAACTTTATTTACTACAGTTTTAAAATCTTCTATTCCAGTACCATTAATCTCTTTATCAACTATACTATTTAAAGCTTGTTCAACTGTAGCATGAAAGCTTATAGGCCTCCACTGTGGTATTCCTGCTTTTTTACCTTTTTGAGGAATAAATTTTTCCTTCACAATAACATTTAATTCATCCGCTTTAACTTCGTATTTATCACTTATTTTCATCTTTGGTTACACCTCTCCTACAAAATCTTTAATTCTCTTCTTAGCTGTATCTATATACCATTGTTTATCTAGTTTGCGAGGAACTTTAATTCCTTTTATATCTCCATTTTCTATAAAGCACCTTTCAGGAGTTCCCCCTATTTTATCCTTTGTATCTTTATCTTTTTTTAGTTTATATACTCCAGGATCTCTTCGAGATCTTGAAGCAAATACCCTTAATATATTTTCATTAAGTACCTGGTCACCATATAAGCTACATTTATATTTACTAGATACTTTAACTACTTTCTGAAATTCTATTAAGTCATTACA